AATTTATGTTCTGACATTTTATGCTAATGCAATCGCACGAAGGTCACGAAGTCTCGGTACTCTATGGAACGAAGCACCTTTAAGCACTATCTTGATTGCAAAGTATCTGAAATTTGATGCTTGAAAAGTGCCATCAGTATATTTAAATGCGCCTGAGTTAAGAAAAGCAGAACCGGTCACACCAACACTTGTTGGTAGATTAAAAGCATACTCTTTAAAGTCAAATCGATTTGTATTCTGAGAAATCGGATTTGAAGCTTCACTGCTAAATAATGTCCAAGGCTTTTGATCTAACGGGTCAGAATCAGACTCTGATAACAACTTAGCATAAACTTCAATCGACGTACCAGCAGGTCTATATGCAGTCAAAAACACTTTCAAATCTTCAGCATCTAGTGAATCAGCAAGAGATACTACTTTAGTGATATATTTAGAAGAAGCCAATCCTATAGAAGTATCTTCGTCTGTCGAAACATTGTTAATAATATACTCGAACACTTTCATAGAAGCAATATCACCATCAATTAATGGCGAACTGTATCTAGGAGTTGCGCCTGAAGTATTTTCTAGTGTTGTTCTCAGAGTAAACGATCTTGTTGCATCAGCTTCATTGCTTCGACTCCTGATTACAGTAGGCAAAGAATTCAAGAACGTATAGTTGTTAAATTCAATATTACCTTTTGTGTAGTTCGCATTCGTATCTGACCTAAACAATCTTGTAGCAGATAAAGTCGTTTTTGTTTGTGTTGTATTTGTGCGATAGATATTTGGAGCAACGAAACTTATGTTTTTATCATCAACACTTGATATTGTTGCACGAGCATTAGATGTTGCCCCAACCAATACATCAGCAGCAGCAAATTTATTAGCTGCTATTGCTGTTGAGTTATCAAGATAGAGAATGGCAGGATCATTGTTATCGAATAATGTTACATTACCAACAATAGACTTAAAGAAAGTAGCAACTGTGTTAGAATATTTAGGAACATCTTCAACAGTCATACTTGTATTAGACGCTATAGCTGAGATTTTCAACACATCAAATACAGTGCTATTAGCAGCAGCAACAATATGCCCACCAACGTTAAAGTAAGATGAGAACTTTGTACCGACACCAGCGATTGTTGTGCTACCAGCAGCGATATTAACAGTTTGCGATGACACAACTGTATCATTTACGAACACGTATTCATCGTTTGAAAACGTTCCAGAAGTGCTTCCAACACTAAAGTATTCACTTTCCTTATTTGTTAAATCAACATGGCCAGATGCCGATGAGAAGTTTGCCATGTAAAGGTTATATTTAATGTTTTCGTCTTGATGTGGAGTCCATGTCCTAGCATTAGTTGATGTAAATAGCACACCATCGTTTACGTCTTGAGTAATCTGTTTGCTCGTAATAACGTCTGTTCCACCAGTCTTAGCAATCCAAATTCTGTAATCTGGGTCATTGCCGTCTGGTTTCACAACAAAGGCGTACTCTGACCCAACCACCAGAGTAAGAGGAGACGGGAACGTTACGGTAGTCGCAACAGATCCATCTACTGAAACATTAACATCACTTGCATTGACGTGAACTTTAGAGAATGGCAAAACTCTAGATGTTAATATGCCATTCTCTACTTCTGGTATGTATAGTGTGAACCCAGCAGTTGCTGATTTAGTTTGGAAATACAAGTCAATCTTTGATGCGTATAAAACGTTATCATTCTTTACCATAGCTGACTTGATTAGGAATGATTGAGCGATTGGGTCGCCGCCATCACCGTTGTTACCCCCATCACCATTAGGATCGTTGTCGATCTCTTGAAACGAACTAGTTACAGAAACATTTTGACTAGATGTAGTACTTATATCAATATCTGGTGTGCGAGTATTTACATTCAGACCACGCTTTTCAACAGAATAGTTAAATGCACTATATGTTACAGAGCAGGCAGAAATTGCAGTATTTCTATCAGTGTAACTACTTACATCATAGATTTCCAATTTTCTATCACCAACAAAATACGTGCTCGCTGGAATTCTAAAGATTGCTTTTAGAATTCCAGATGCATCTGTGGTAACAGCAGTATTGAATACAGAAGAACGTTTCAGTCCATTTAATGTAGTTCCTAAGGCAGATGCTACATGAGCATCAACATTATCGCCATCGAAGAAGAAGTGAAAAGTAGTGCTGGGTCTTAGACCAAACACAAGAACTTTTATTTCTCGTTCTCTCATAAAGGGTTTAAATTGCACGTCTGTTACGAAGTCGCCTACTTGTTGAGTTGACTCAGACCCCATACCAATTTGAAGTTCGTTAACAGTTTGTGTGGTTGTTCTTGTGATTGTAGTTGATGTGCCACCAAATGTTGCTCTAGTAGCGGCTACGTTATTAGTTACAACATTTGTTGCAACTGAACGATTCACCTGCGTGAGAGGAACAAATTCATTTATTGCTTCAGCAAAATCCATGAAAGGGGCAGCGAGATCAATATCCAAATTGTAATCTGGCGCTCTTGTTAGATCATAACCAGCATCATATTCTGGAGAAATGAATGGCGTGCCTGAGAATGAATAGAAGTCGCCAACGCAATTTCTAGTCTTTGTAGCATAGCTTTGGTTGATTAAAGAAACGTCAGTTTTAGACAACATAAGAGTATTGCCAAAGTTTGTTACATTACTTGTGGCGGCTACTTTAAGGTCAATATCGAACTGTCTTATTTTTGGGGTAATCTCTTTATATGCTGGGTCAATAGCAGCAGAAAATTCAGGAGAAGTCACTTCAGAGAAACGCAAATTCTCAAAGTTATCCGAGACGATACCATTTTTGAATCGATTTAATCCAGCTTCATCTAAGATTTCTTTGTCTTTTGTCTCAGTTTCAAGAGCATTCAAAACAGTATAGTATTCCAATTGAGAAATTCTACGGTCTAATCTTGAAATATCTCTCATAGTGTAGCCCTTATTCACGTTATCACGAATAAGTTTTACTGCATATGCGGGCTTACCTGCTCTATTAGCAACAAATGAAGTCAAAGAAGGAAATGGCGGAACTTTAATAACAGCGAGAGGCATACCCATTGAAGGAGGAGACGGGGCTGTTGGATTATCTGATGCAACACCCTTGATTGCTTTAATATTACCTTCACTATCAAGAAAGAGCCTATCAATTCTTGGTAGATAATATTCGTAATCAATTTCCATATTCTGATTTGGTGCAACAACATATTGTTCAGCAGCAGGGAAAGTTACAGCAGAACCTACAGCAGTAGCAGATACATTAGCATTGCCAATTGTTGTTGAAACTACACAAGTGTTAACACAATAGGGTCTGAAATCAACAACATTTCTAAGGTCATATGATACGCCAAATTCAGATTCATACGTAGGAATATCTTCAGGATCAATATCCGTATAGCTATCTACGCTGAAATATCCATCGCCACTAGAGTTGTTTTCTTGGAATACAGAAACCTTGAATAGTAGATTATCAGTAGTGGCAATCGTTAGAGCAGACTTCTTCTTTACATACGAATTGTCATAATAAGCATCTCTTTGATTGGGAAACAAAATAAAGTTACTAGTCACGTCAACGTTAGTAGAGTTTGCTGTTTCGCTGTAAGCAGTGCCTGTTCCTTTATATACTGCTAGAATTTTATATACATCGGGCATACCAAGTGAATAAGTACCAGTGATATTGGCAGGTGCGCTGGCGTCCACTTTTATATACGCAGTTCTTGTCACCTTTTCAGCAGGAGCAGCAGTAATCTTTTTCACATTGTAGTAGGCAATAACGTTCATCGCAGCGTTTGGATTGGTACCTCCAATGGCAACAGTTAAAGTTTTAGCATCTGAGCTTGTAGTAACGGCACCAGCTATGGGAATTGGTTTACCTAAAGTATAGTTCGTAACTGTTTCGTTACAGATTAAAACGATTTCTTCTTTTTGTGCTGCGGTTAATGTTGCAGAAGCGCCATATGTCCAACGGTCTGTGCCTGACAATGTGATAGTTAATGCACCGCCATCAGATACTACTAGCCCAGTAGATTTTACTGTTCTGTAAACGAAATCTGCTGTGCTTGTTGGGATCGTTTTGATAGACGAGAGACCTACAGTCCATAAAGTTCTTTTAAACGATACTTCGTATAGTTTTGCTTTACTATTATCTAAAACAATATCAGCCTTGGCGTCTACTGTGGCATCGTACCATATATGCTTGACGTGAGTATCAAATGTATACGAAGCATTTGACATTTTAATATCAAAAATATAAGCCTTATATTTACAGGTATTAGTGCCAATTGTACCACTATGATATTCAATACCTCTAATTTTAGCTGTGCCAATAGCGGTACCGGATGGAGTCGCAGTAAGGGTGCCAGCATAAACGTTTTGTGCGGTATTGTATAGTGCTACATTAACGATATGATTAAAAGGAAAATGCCCCATCATTTCATCAACAATTACATAGTTACCAATATTGGTTGTTATGTTCTGCTCATCAACGCTTTCGAATTCGGTACCAGCATCAATCTGAACGTCAATTGTTCCAGAAGTTTGGATTCTTTTACCGCCAACATAAGCAAGACCTTTCCCAACACCAATATCCAAAAAGCTAGAATTAGAACCCGCTTTTATTGATAATGGAAAATTCTCAATGACATAATCGCCAGATTCTTCTTCAGTTCGTCTAGCAAATTCTTCTCCAATGACAGAATATTGCGTAGAATCTTTAATTCTGACTGGTCGCCCATTCTGATATTCGATTATCGTGAAGAAATTTTCATCAGCAATTGCAAGAGCAGTAGTTTTAGCGGTCAATACTGGAGTTAGTTGAATTCTATCAGCACCAGGAGCGTTAGCGTTGTTGTATCCTTGAGCGTTGTCTAAAAGAGTTGTGTCAGAAAAGCTATTGATGATAGTTTCTTTTGTAACGAAACCAACAGAGATATTATCTGGTGATATGCTATATCTTTCAACAACGATAGTTTGTTCATCGACTAATACGAAAGAACCCTTTTGATAGATGACGCCATCAGATATTTTTAGACCAACACCGTTACCAATAGTAGTTGTAGTTTCGCCTGTTACTGTGCCTGCTGCTTCGACAGTTGTAATAACAGCGGCAGAGGTAAAGTTTTCAAGACGAATCTGTTCCGTCGAAGAAAAAGTCTTATTTGCACCACTACTTTTTACATAACGAACAAATAAGGTATTTAAATTTGGCGTTTGTGTTTCTAAACCAGATTGAGCAAGAAGAACATATGCCTCAACGCCAGTAGAAAGACCAACAGCACGAAGCTCTGGATAGTTAGACATAACAACAGGCTGACCATCAACTTGCAAATCCTTAATTTTTACATAAGGAAGTCTGGTCAAATAGATAAAACTACAACCCTTTACGATTGTACCTTCTTTGAGAATATTGTCGCCAAAACGCTCAATCTGATTTTGAAGAATTGTCTGTAGCTGTGTTAGTTCACGAGCCTGAACAGCAACGCCCGGCTTAAAGAGAACTCGATGGAAATCTTTATCAGCATCATAGTCATCATGATACGGGTCTTGGTTAAAATTGGTATCTAATCCCATTTCTTATCCCTTTAGAATTCTAAAATAATTCTTACTTTTTCAGATTGGTCATTAGACCTAGCGACTGGCGATATGTTTTCTTTATATATAACTTCGCCGGAGTTATCTACAAGGTCTCCGTCAATACGACTTGTAATCTTCGCAGATGCTCCGGTGCCACCACTTGACGTATTTGAAACAAATGTATTCACTGTGGCAGACGCATCATCAGATATACCGAATATACCTTTGACATTACTCAAGAAGAACGTTCTATAAGCGCTTGCACCAATAGAGCCGATACCAGAAGCAATAATAGTTCCTGTACTTGCTGCTGTATTAGCGCTGTTATTAATGCGAGTTGTAAGCGCTGCGTCACTTGTAACATAAAACGATGTAGTA